CCTGTTGCGTGACCTGCGGGATGCTGGGTGCCGAGATCGTGAACGCCTTCGATGCGGGCGCACCCACGTTGCCGTTCACGTCGATTGCAGCCACCCACCATGTACGCGAGCCAAGCCACTTTGCTTTGGTGGAAATGGTGGTGCCTTTGACTCGACCCTGCACGGTTGCGCTGGCCCAGGTGTCGCCATACCGGATTTCGTACTGGTCGGTCGGCAGCGTCCCCTGAACAGCCGTCCACTCGAGCTTGAACTCGTCGAGAATAAAGCTGCCATCGACGGACGGTGCGGGTGCGGCCGTCACGGTGACGGTGGTTTGGCCAGCAACGCCGATGTTTCCATTGACGTTCTTTGCAGCCACCCAATAGGTTCGATCGCCAATGAAGTCGATCGCGGCCCGGTATGCGGTGGTCAGTGTCGTTGCGACCGGCGTGCCAACCTCAAAGGTGGTGCCATAGCGAATCTCGTACTCCTTGATCGGAAGCACGGATGCGGGGGCAGTCCATGACAGCTCCGCTTTGGCGACCACGACGCTACTTGTGACAGAAGGCGCCTGCGGGGCGGCGCTGGTGACGGTGACGCCTGTCTCTGTGCCGAACTGACCGTTCGTATCGACCGCAGCAACCCAAATCTTGCGACTACCCAGCCATGTAATCGGCACGGTGATCGTCGTGGCCTTCACGCGCCCGATGATCTCGCCCGAGCTCCAGTCATTGCCGTAGCGCACATCGTAGTAGTCGATCGGCAGCGAACCGCTCTGCGCGACATCCCATGTCAGTACGGTATCGGCCTGCACGATCTTCGCGTTGAGGTTGCCGACAGCGTTGTACTTCGAGTAGGAAACGGTGATGCTTCCGGCATTGCCGTACGCACCGGCGACGTTGATTGCCGCCACCCAGAATGTCTTGGAGCTCGTCCAGCTGACAGGAATGGAGTAGGAGCGATCGGTTGCGAAGCCCAGCGTCGTGCCGGTTGTCCAGGTAGCGCCCTCGCGCACCTCGTATTGGGCAATCGAGAGGGTGCCTGTCGTGGGAGCGCCCCAGCTCAGAACAAGAGCGCCGTTTTTGAACGATGCGCCAGGCGTGACGGGGCCAGGCGCCGTGATCGACGAGATGTACTGCGTGGATGGGCCGGTCGTGCCGTTGACATCCACTGCGCGGACATGGAATGTCGCAGACTCTGTCCAGTCAACCGTGACAGTGGTGGTCGTACCATAGACTTTGGCCACAACGGCGCCCGTTGCGAAGTCTGCACCACGGCGTACCTCGTAGAAGTCGATCGGAAGCGTGCCCTCGGCACCACTCCAGCTCATGCGAAGTTCGCCCGCTGAGATGGTTCCAGTGACGGTAGGCGCCACCGGCGGGCTCACTGTCAACGTGACGCTGGCGGCGGTGCCATAGTTGCCGTTCGAGTCGTACGCCGCGACCCAGTACTTCCGATCGCCCTGCCAGGTGGCAGTCACGGGAAGCTGCAGGCCGCTGATCTTGGCTGCGGAGGTGCCGCTGTCGAACGACACGCCATAGCGAATCTCGTAGCCGGCGATCGGCAGCGAAGCGAGCGGTGCCGACCAGGCAATCGTGAAGATCGCCGACTTGACCGACTGAGTGAGGACAACCGCAGCGGGCAGCGAGAAGCCGACCGTTGCCGAGTTTTCTTCCCCTCGCGTCCCCGAGATGTCAACAGCCGTCACCCAGACCTTCTGGGTAGTGTTCCATGTCACGCGAATCTTGTACGAGGTGTCCGTCGTCGTGCCGACGACCTGCGCGGTTGCATAGGTGTCGCCGCGTCGCACTTCGTACTGCTTGAGCGGCAATGCTCCAAGTGTCGGCGTGTTCCAGGACACGACCAGATCGGTTCCCGAATAGCTTGCCGAAGGCGTCACCTTGCCAGGAGGTGCAATCGACACGGTGGCTCGTGCAGCGTTCGCGCTGTAGTTGCCGTTCGAATCAATCGCTTTGACCAGCCACTGATACTGCGTATTGGTGGGCAGTGTCGGAACCTGATGAACCGGGGTTGTGGTCGTGGCGATCTTAGTCGCCTGCTCCCAGCTTTGGCCAATCACGGAACACTGACGCACTTCATAGCGCCCAACATCTTCGTCAGCGACGGCGTTCCAGGTGAGTTCGACGCCGCGATCGTTGGCGATCGCATTGAAGCCCGTCACATCCGAGGGCGGCGTGCGTTTGCCTTGAACCGTGAAGTTCACGTAGGTCGTCGTGGATCGCTTGCCGAGCGGATTGATGCCGGTCACGCTGATCTCGTACGGGCCGACTGCCGCGTTCAGAATCTCATGCGAAAGACCGTCCGACACTCGAATGACGGTCCAGTTGCTGCGGTTCATCGAGCCGGTTCCACGGTATGCCACCTCGTAGGTGGTCGAGTCACCCGTCCAGGCGACGATCATCCGGTTCGCAAAGACGCCAGGCGCAGCACGGTACAGCGACTCCACCACACTCACGCTCACCGGAGCCTGAACGAAGTTGGGGTCGAGGATCGAAGTGTTGCGCTCCTCGAGGCGAATGCCCTGCTCAATGGCGGCAAACTTGCTCGGGTTATGCTCCAGAGCCGTGATCTCGAACTCTCCGGGGTTCTGACCCTGAGCAATGCCGACAACTCGAGCCAGAATCGGCTCGAGGTTGGGTTCGGAGGCCATCCACAGCGCGTTATCGACCGGAGTCTGCGTGAAGGGCGTGGCCCAGTTGACGGTCGTATGCGTGCCCACGCCTTGATTGAGCGTGCGGTCGGCGAACGTACCGTCCGGCATCATGACCGAGATGGTTGCCGGCGTGGAGGAGATCGTGAGCGGCGCATCCAGAACGGCTTGCGTGCGAGCGGCATTCACACTCACGAGACGACCCGCAGTGCGCCGACCGGCTCGGCTCTGATCTTGAATCTTGACGATGTTGCCAGGCACCACGAATGCCGAGTCGATGCCCACCTTGAAGGTGATGAAGTCCGATTCGAACTTCTCGGTGTACAGAATCCACCGACCCACTCGCGCAGCCTGGCCACGCGAAGTGCAGCCGAACGCCAGCGTATCGAGCTTCTTGACGCCGTATTGGGAGACGAGCTCCGGGTCTTCGACGTACTCGATCTTCTGGCGGTAGAAATCGTTGGGATCGTTCCATGTCACATGCACAACACTGTGCCGATCCTTGCGTGCGCTGCCGGTGTAGTTGAACTGGCCGTCGACTACGTTGGCGTAGCTGTAGAGCATGACCGGATCGGACGGTGCGTCCTGAGTGAACTGCACCATGCCGCCGTCCCAGAAGCCCATGCCCCGAAAGACGGAGGCGATGTCCGACACCAGCTTGTAGGCGTCCGCGAGGTTGCGAATCACGGCGTTCAGAACAAAGCGCGGCTCGACTCCACCGAAACCATTAGGCACGAGCTGATCGCAGTAGCGCCCAATGGTGTAAAGCATTGCCTTGTCCACCTGGGTCTCGCTGATGAAGTTGCCCAGGCCATAGCGTGAATTCGTGAGGATGTCGAACATGACCCATGCGGGATTGTTCGAGACGGCCCACTTGAAGGCGCCGTTCCACACGCCGGAGTAGCTTCGGCTCACCGGGTCGTAGTTGCTCGGCACACGAATGTACAGGCCGTCGATCAGGTACGAACGGGTCGGCACCTGATTGAATTGCTGCGAGTCGATCCGCAATCCGAACAATGCCGAGTTCGGGTAATTCATGTTGAGCGTGACGATCTCGGAGTATGAATCCAGATACGTCTCGTTCTGCAGAAGCGCCGATGCGGCGTCATCCGTGATGCGGGTCATTCGAATTCGCACCGACGAGGCGCCGGCCGTGATCGGAATGATGTGGGCTCGCTGGTAGCGAGAGCGCGACTTGCCGGAGATCGTGATGACGGGCGTGGCGTTGTTGCGTCGAACGGCGCCGCGCTCAAGCGTCAGGGCGTTGCTCGACCGCCCCGTGATGACGAAACGCACCATCGAGGAGCCGGACTGCACGCTGTAGGAGTCCGAATTGTTGACCGTGCCGCTACTGTACTCGTCCCAATAGGAGTAGTTGCTGACGTTCAGTCGCTTCACGCCTGCAAGGTTCACCCAGGTCGTGCCCGTCCACTCTTGCGCCTGAACGTCGATCCAACCGTATGGGTATTGATAGGTGTCGGTTGATGCACCCTTGATGGTGACGTGAAGACCGACAGCTCCAGGAGCGCTGGCGGTTTCATAGCCGCTTTGCAGCGACCAGGGGTTTGAAGCGTCACTCCATTCGGTGCCGGCCGCGACATCGACGAAGTCTCCACCATTGGTGGAAACGGCGAACTTGTACTGCACGGTCGTACCGCTGATGTCGCCGTTGTCGCCGTTGGTTACAGTCAGTGCAGGCAGCGTCACGATGGCGCGAACGGCATCAGCGCTCGGATTCGAGACGGTGAATGTGTATGGCGTGTCTTTCTTGACGACGACGCCGACGTTGAACGGAGCCTCGACATAATTGCCAAACAGAGGCATCACTGTCTGATCGTTCGTACCGTTGCGCGAGTCCGCCGAGATGCCCTGAAAGTTACGGGTGCCGTTCGCGTTCTCCAGCGGCGTTTCGTTCAGGTAGACGGACTTCAGGCCATTGACAAGGCCGCCGATCGGCCCTTCGCTGATGAGGTCGAGCAGCGTCAGCGTTGCCTTGGACCGCAGGGAGTCTTTTGCCTCATTCATTAGACGGGAACCTCATCGACGGAAATGGAGGCCGAGATCGTGTGCGAGCCAGTCATCATTCGACCGTAGACGAGCGGAACCGGAGCGCCCTGCTTCTCGGTGTTGGCAGGGCCATCGAAGTAATAGGAAGTCTCGTTGCCTTCGTCGTTCTTGTTCGTCTTTGGACGAGGACTCAGCGCCTCAATGACGCCACCAAGAATCAGCGCAGCGCCGATCTTGTACAGGTAGGGCGACCAGGGGCCAGGAATGAAGTAGCCGACGGCGATCATGATTGCGCCCACAACGATCTTGGCCACGCCACTTGCGCCAGCCACGGTCGGTGTGAATCGAATCTCCTTCAGGTTCTTGCGAACAAACTGATAGGAATCGTCCGACAGGTCTTCTTCGTGGTCATCTTCGTAGACGCACGTCACGCGATAGGCGTTGTACGTCTCGACGTTCTCGACGATCCACCGGCGCAGGCCGGGCTTGTTCGCCTCGATCATGCGAAGCGCTTCGGCAGGGCTGGAGACTTCGAACTCCCAGTCCTTTCCGAACTTCTTTCCCATGACGCCATCGAGGCGAACTTTTGTCAGCATTTCGTGCGATGTCTCAGATGCAACTTGACCCTGGAGTACCAGTACGGACCGAATGTCTCGCGTCGCGAAAGGCGATTCACGAGATGGTGAAGAATTATATCACCCGTGACATATACCGCAACGTGATTCGGCACGTCGGAGTTCATTGCAATGGCCAGGGCGTCGCCATGCTTGAACGTACCATCGGTGACTTCGACGAAACCTTGGGACGCCCAGTGATCGCCCAGAATGTCATAGCCCTGGTTCCACCACTGACTGATGCGAAGCTCGGGAAAGCGATGCAACTTGATGCGGAACTCCCGCTCGTAGAAGTCGGTCAGCAGCGAATAGCAGTCGAAAGTTCCAAACACATACGGTCGGCCCACATACTCTGCGCGCCAGCCATTCGGTGACAGCAGCAACGGGCCGGCGTGCTCGAAGGCGCTCTCACCTCGCCGAATACCCGAGATCAGCCAAGGCAGCTCCGTCATGTTGCAGCCGGCGCGGTCTAGTTCGGACGGTTCGGGGCTGGTGTCGGGATGCGAGTGCCAAATGGCCAGAATGTCGCCTGCGTCTTCGGCGGCGGCGTAGTCCCGATGGTCGATGAAGAACTGCTCGCCAGGCTCTTGGGCGCCGTTGCGCGCCGGCATGAAGACGGCCTTCTTGCCGACGCCAACAACGAAACCGCACGCCTCACGCGGGTAGCACGCCTGGGCGTGCTCTTGCATGGCTCGAGTCAGCTCATCACTGAGTTCCACGCACGGCTCCGGGGAACCCGCCGAATCGCACTGGACTTGCGCCAAATCGGACTCGGCAGGCCGAAAGCGTCTTCGCGCACACATCGGTGAGCGGCGTCGCAGGATTGTTGTTTGCGTCGAACGGTGCGCCCGTGTAGCCGCACTCCGCACTTCGGTAGCGCCAGGGGCAGCTGTTCTGGATGATCTGCCGCGACGGAAGTTGATGACCCATGAGGTCGAACGCCGAGGACAGCTCGAACTCGATCACGTAGCGGTTCTCGCTCACCTTCTGCTCCACAAACCAGATGTCGTCGGCGATGTACTGGTTCGGATCGGCGGTGGCGTTTCGTCGAAAGCTCGCGCCGATCGCCTGATAGTCGCTCAGCTCGCCCTCGTCCATCTGAACGCCCCACCAGCGGTGGTACTGACTGGAGATCGGGTAGATGTGCCCATTGACCGTTGCGGCCACCTGGGGCGTGAAGGTAATCCACAGGCGATACCAGCCGTCGTTGCATGACACGACGCCTGCGTTGCTGACCGGACCTGAAGCGATGCCCTTCTGCCCCGTGAGCGGCACGACATCGACGTATGCGGCCAGAAATGCGCCTCCTGCGCCCATGTTGCCGTCCACGTAGATGCGAACGGGCAGCTTCGGGTCATCCGGCTTCACATGAAAGGAGTAGGTGTACTTTGCGCCGGCCAGCAAAGCGGCACCCTGGTAGCGGGTCACGCCTGCTTGACTGGTGAGCGCCGCCGTTGCGGAGCCATCCAGAGCCGTCTCGGTGGTCGAGAGGATGGTCAGGCCGTTGTTCGCCCAGGTGTTCGCAGTGAAGGCTGACGTATTG